TTCAGGTGGATGGTGCGTATATGTACCTGCAAACCACTGCTGCGTACACTGACCTGAACGTCTCCACTAACACTGGCTCGACGTACGCCATTGCCTCCAATACCCATCGTGTTGACCTGACCACTAAGCTCCCGGCTCGTCTGCCGACTCAGGCTGGTGGCTTCATCATGACCGTTGGCGACGATAGCTTTGCCCAGTATTTCCAGTGGGACTATGCCAACTCGCGCTGGGTGGAGAAGGGTGCCTACGGCTCCCCGACCGGGATTAACCCAAGCACTATGCCGCTGGTGTTCAATACCACGTCCACCACGAATCAGCACGCCTTTGCCCAAGGTAGCTGGCCGGGGCGCTTGGCTGGTGATGACGTGACCAATCCTATCCCCGCATTCTCGGATGCGAACGGTGTGGGTATCACTGGGCTGGCGTCATTCCAAGGCCGACTCATCGTGTTCTCTGGCCCATACATCACTATGGGTTCCAGTGACAAGGAAGACCGTCAGAACTTCTTCCGCACCACGGTGACACAGGTACTGGACAAAGACCGCATTGAGTTCACTGCGTCCAGCTTTGCAGGTGCATCGTTCCGATATGGCATTCCGTTCAACTCCGACCTGATTCTGGCGAGTGAGGAACATCAGGCTGTCATCCCCGGACGTAACCAGATTCTGACACCGAACAATGCCACCGCTGTACTGACCTCCACCTACCAGATGGACACTGGCGTAGCGCCAACCACCTCTGGCCGCTCCCTGTACTATTCCTACCCGCGTTCGAACAGTTCGTTCTCTGTCAAGGAGATGCTGCCGTCAGGGTACACGGATTTGCAGTACGTGAGCCAAGACGTGACTGACCACCTGCCGACCTATCTGGAAGGGGCCAACAGCTACATCTCCGCCAGCACCACGAACAACATCGTCGTGTTCGGCTCAAACACTGAGCGGTCAACCCTGTACATCAACGAGTACCTATGGTCAGGTGATGAGAAGGTTCTGTCCTCGTGGCACCGCTGGGAGATGTACGGAACCATTCATGCAGCTTGGTTCGTGCGCGAGGTTCTGGTGCTGCTGGTTGAGCAGAATGGTCACATGAACATGCTCACGCTGTCCATGCGAGATTCTCCTGACCCGACTGACCCGGCACGCTATCTGCCTGCCACGGACTACACAATGCTGATGACTGTCACCAACCCTGCGACGGACTCGGCTTATGTTCAGTTCCCAGCCAGTGGTGCAGGTAAGTCTCTGTGGGATATCATTCAGGCCCGGTATCAGGCTGACGGCAACTGGGAGTTCATGACTACCGTGGTGCCGAGCGGCAACTACATCGGTGCTGAGGTGGGTATCAAGTCCATCGACACGGCTAACCGTCGAGTATATCTGCAACCAACGTATGGCAGTGGCCAGCTCTTCGTGGGCCTGCGCTTTACTGCAACGTTCAGCCCGACACCGCCGCGCATCTTCAATCAGGATGGCTCGTACATGGATGTGAACAAGATGGTTATCATGCACTACAACTTCACGTTGCGGTACACGAGCCTGTTCACCATCACCGCGAGCGACCGTGGCGCGTACTCCGCGCTGAATATCATCTCCAGCCCTATTCGGCACACGAGTCAGGAGCTGGGCCTTGAGTCAGCAGCACTCGCTAAGCGAGCGCACTTGAAGGTTCGCATGGGGCTGGAGGTTGAGTCCAGCAGCATGGTTGCCACGTCCAGCACGGCAGGCGACCTGAACATTCAAGGGCTGGGCTACTACGTCAAGTTCTACAACCGAGTTCGGAGAATTTAATATGGGTTGGGCAGTCTTCGCCAAAGCTGGTGCTGACGCCACGAACTCTTTCATTACCACGTATGCGCAGGGACGCGCTGAACGTGCGCAGATGAAAGCTATGCAAGCCGAGAACGAACGGCAGAATAAGCAGACGTGGCAGGCAATGGGCCAGCGCATTAACACAATCAACTTGCAGCGTGGGTTACTCCGTCAGCAGACGGGTACTGACCTGTATAACATCGGCAAGGAAGCAAACCGAGCGTCCGGCGCGAGCATCAACAACGCCGCCGCCGCAGGCATTGAAGGTGCGTCGGTCGATGAGGCAGTCAACGATATCGCCCGGCAGCAGCAGGAGACCCAAGCGCAGACCAGATTCAATGAGCAGATTCAGGAGATGAACCTCGATACCAGCATTCAGGATATCGTGGCGTCTGCCGTGGCAGCTCAGCGTTACTCGCAGAAACCAGCGAGCAACAGCCAGATTCTTGGCCGGGCCATTGGCGTGTCTGGTATGCAGTTCGCGTCCAGCCTCGCACAGACCAGCTTCGACTACATGCCGACTGAGGGCGCGAAAGGTACAGGTACGCAGGGCGGTACGGCTCCTATGTCTACGTTCAGCAACCTCGGCACTTCAAGCCTTGGGACTACAAATTGGATGCAGCGTGCTGGGGAGTTCAACCCGGTTCCTGCTCAGTACGATAACCGTTATGTCGGCTATGGGGCTGGCAATATCTTTGGGGGCTAATCATGGCTACTATGCGTGACCAGCGTGGCGCTAACCTTAACGCTGCGCAGCAGGGCGTACCGAATGTGCAGCAGGCTCAGACTCCGTTCAGTCTCGCAGGCCGGGATACCCGCATCGACACGTTCCCTACCGAGTCCATCAGCCGCATCATGAACATGGCCAGCCAGTTGGCTGGTCGTGTCACTGAGCGTGCAGTGGAGGAGGAGTATCTTAAAGGGGCAAACGCCGCAGCGAGCGGTCAAGCAGTCGAGGAGCTGGATTCCAACTGGCTGACTGCTGAGTTCCACAAGGCTGGTTACAATGACCAGTACAAGCGTATGCAGATGGCAGGTGTCGCGTCGGATATCTCCGCGAACATGACCCAATACGCTAAGCTGTCACCGGAAGAGTTCTTGAAGGTGATGGATGAGAAGACCACCGGACTGTTTGAGAACACCGATGGCATGACGCTGCGTGGCCGTCAGGCTCTGCTGGAGAACCAGCTCACGTTCAGCAACACTCTTATCCGCACGCAGGCCGCTCAGCATGGTAAATACCTGATTGAGCAGCGTGCTGCGATGTACAACACTCAGGGTAACACCCTAGTAACGCTGGCGGCTCAGGCTAAGTCCAGCGGAGACGGCGGCGCATACGCGAATGCTACGGCTGCAACTCTGGCTTGGGCTAAGTCCATCATGGCCGATGATAAGCTGCCGCTGGAGACTCGCCGCACGCAGGTCACTTCAATGATGACCAACATGCTGGCTCAGGACTTGCGTACCCCAGTAGAAACCGCAGTTAACTCAGGCCTGTTCAACGACCTCCCGGCTGATGACCTTGCCCGTTTGCAGGGCCAGATTCGTGAGTCTAAATCTCGTACTGAGGTGTCGGACAACATGGGGCTGCTGGAGGCCAAGGGACAACTGGATGCACGTATGGCTGTCTATGGTGACGTATCGCCGCAGCAGTATGGTCAGGTGCTCCAGCAGATGGTAGACAACAAGCTCATCACTGCATCCGGCTACAGCTCAGCGGTTGAATCCTATTACCGGGATTACGCGAAGCAGGCCAAGGCAGCTCAGCTCGGTCAGGCATTCGCTACCGGGAACCAGACCTACATGCTCCAGCAGGGCGCGAGTGAGCAGGATGCGGCTGACGCATTCATCAAAGCTCGCATGAAGCAGCCGGGCGCTACAGCCAGTACCGTGGCATTCGACCTGTTGCAGGTCGGCGCACAGACTGGCTTCCCTACAGCGTACAAATCTGCGGCCAAGCTGATTGAGCCATCCCTGTCTAACTTCGGCACCGTGGAAGAAATGAACCCGGACGCCGCCGCTACCGTGACCGGGCTTATTGACCGTGTTACCGTGGCTGAAAATCAGGGTGACAAGACCGCATGGACTAAGCTCCTGTCTGGTCTGTCAGAGGAAAACCAAGAGAAGATGGTGTATATGCGCGAGCAGATTAAAGCTGGCCGCACCATCAACCAAGCGGGTCAGGGTTACATTAAGCAGCAGCAGGATTACGCTGGCTTAACCCCAGCTCAGAAATCCCAAATCCTCACTCAGCGTCAATCTGACGTTAACAGTGTGGTAGGCTCCCTTGAAGCACAGGGCTTCTTCTCTCGCACTTGGCAAGGTCTGGCTGGTCTGTTCTCAGACACTCAGCGCAACCTGTTCCAAGCTCGCGTCGCATCTGGTGACATTACTGCTGCGCAGGAAATGTCGGAGGTGTCTGCCGCGTACCGCGAAGAGTTGCAAGCTGTCGTGCTCAAGAACCCGAACATCACGAAAG